CTCCACCGGGTCAAAGATTAATCCGCAGAAAGACGCACGTGCTATATCAACAACTTTTTCTAGTTTGATAGTCAAGCCCATACGTTTAAAGAACTCTGCTGTGGGAACGACATCTCCTGGGTCCCCCACACAATCATCTCCTTCAACCACGCATCTGCCCTCCCCACCCGCCTTTTTACAGGCGAACAAGAAGGACATCAGATTGGAAAAGCCATTTCCAAGTGAAGTGCACATCTCACCGCTCATCCTTGTGGCTTCTATCCACATTATGAAGAACTTAAAAGTGAGTCGGTTTTTTCCGGAAAGAACTTCGTCCATGTGCTTGTCGAAGTCTTTCTTTTCCGGAAGAAATTTGGTCATATACTTGTAGAGCCTAAACTCCCCAGCCATCATCATTATTTTTGTGAAATGGGCCTCATATGCTGTATAATCAGTACACATATAAGTAGCTCCTTCTCTGTATAACATTTCCATGATGTAGGCGGACCGGTCTTTAACGGGAACTTTCTTTATGAAAGCGGGGTGTTGGAACAACTCTTTTTCGATCAAGTGGAAAATGGGACCAACGGCACATTTGTACTCATCAGTCCTACTATTTATTCCACGGGCATGCTTGAAACCTTCACAAGCATATCCTTCATCCTTCATGAATGACTTGACCCAAGTATGTTTTGGATCGTCCCAAATGGTTGCTAATTTGTCGTACTTAGCTTGCAATTCTTGTTTGCGCCAATCAGGATAGTTCGCTGTTTTTAGCCATGTCTCAACAGATGTGTCAGCATCTGGCGTTAATGGGACTAGGTTCTTCTCCAACCACTGATCAACGAACTCAGTATACTCTTTCAAAAGAGAAAGTTCAGGGGTGGGAGGTTTAGTGGCGAAACGCTTTGCCGCGCCAGCTAACATGGTATCCCTATCCGCAGGACACGGATGGGGTAGGGCTATGCCTTGCGCATGGGGCCCTAAGGATATGGCTACAGGTGGTCGCCGGGTGGTGTCACAGGGTAACTCCCTGATTTCTGTGCCTGCTTTTATCTCAGCTAAAGCGGGCAACGGCACTTCACCGTACCTGTAGCCATAGGTCATTATCCTACCAGTTTGCCAGCGCGTGGAAAAGGAACCTGCTCCTTTTCCAAGCGATATGATTGGGCCTTACGTAACCCAAAAGCCA